TTATATGCTTTCATAAATGTTAGTTAGGCTAATAGTAATGCTAGTAGGAGGGGTTTTATTTTACTTTTTTGTTAAGGCTTGTAATATCTGCCCACTTATTTTGGAGAATCTACCCATCCCTTGCCTCCTCCTGTTGAGTTGTGATGTGTGATTTCATACCTTGTTGGGGTTAATTACTAATCTTACTCTGTCCCTGGCACACTCCTGGCTGCAATACTTTTGGTTCATTCTTCTTGAAGTTGTTATTTTGTATTGCTTCTTACAGCTAGGGTGTTCGCAGGTTCTTGTTATTGGTTTCATTTAGGGTGTTTGAATCGTAGTTGGATCCCAATATCAAAGTATCTATCTAAGTCGTAGAGGTATTTACCGTCATAACCCCAAAACTTTTCCTTGTAGTATTTCATGTCTGCCATAACTTATTACTTAAACTGCTATTTACTTACTATACCTTTAAAGTAACTCTGGTAAAGGACTAATGGGGGATAACTGACAACTTCACATCCTGCCAAACTTCCCGGAACTCCAGCAACCTCTCCTTAGCGTCCCAGATGTCGTCTACAATATCCTTTCTCCTAACTGGAATGATTGTTAACTGTAGCTTCGGGTCCTTCATCCTGGGGTCAAACACTACGAAGTCTAGGGACTTTAGATCCTCACAGACTAGGAAGTAATTTACGACCTGCCACTTGTACTCAGGGGGAACCTCCCCTTTGTAGATGTACTTGACCACCGTCTTTGTGGTGGGTGCTTTGACCTCGACGCCTTTGATATACTTCCCTTTGACTTTCACTAATCTGTCAGGTGATAGCCCTAGGTAAGGGAACTCATCGCTGACACAGAAGCCTACGACCGATGACTTCTTGCGCTTCTTCTTATCGTAGAAGTGGATGGCGGTGTCCTCATGCTCAACGCCCCAGCGCATCGCGTCGTTCACAAAGAACTTCTCAGCCTGGCCACTGAGCTCCTCGGCTACTAACTCATATATAAGAGTGTCCTGAGTTGAGGGTGTCCCCATCACCGACTTGAGCCGGGTGCCAGTGATCTTCCCTAAGCGCAACTCCAACCACTCCGGACTTCCTTGGGCTACATCTATTATTTTCATATCCACACCCTATCAGAAATCAACCCCAAAGTCATGGTAAGATATCCACAGTGACAACTTATAAAGTAATACAAACAAAAACATGTCTTTAACACCCAAAGATACGACATCATATCTATCAGTATTAGGAAGCACCGGGGACCTCCGACTAATAGTTCCAGAAGGGACTGAAGGAGCTAAGTTCCGAGAGTACGAAGACTCTAAAGGTGGAAAAGGTAGCAAGTGGGAACTTGTCTACCGAGATGTGGACGGATACATTGCAGGTATCGAGTTCTTCAATGGAGAGTTCGGTGAGAACTTAGTTATTGAGTTCAGCCAAGGTGCAGATGAAGAGAATGTAAAACTATCTCTACCAACTAGCAACAACTTCGGAGAGGACGTTCTCAAGAAGTTACCTAACATCAACTTAGCTGAGTGGGTTAAATTTATCCCCTACTCCTTTGAAGCTGACGGTAAGACCCGAAAAGGAATTACCATCATGCAGGGCGACACCAAGATTGTGTCTCACTACTACGATGCTGATAAGAAAGAATCAATGAATGATATCCCTGAGCCAGAGGGCGATACCGAGAAGTACAAAAGCGACGACTGGAAGATTTACTTTATGAAGGTACGAAAGTTTCTAGTAGAGGAAGTCAAAACTAAAGTTGTCCCAAAGATTGTTACTCCTGTACAGGAGGATGAAGACGAGATATAATCTCACCCAGAAAACACAATCCGACAGTTCCTTAAGATCAAAAAAGCCACTCCCACACTGAGTGGCTTTTTTGTTAATTCATACTACAATCCGCTCCTTATTAATCTTTTCTGGAGCGGATTGACATCATCACCTTATCCAACTGCCGGTACAATTCTTTCAGGTCGCCTTGCTCAACATCAATAGTGTAGTCAGCTTCAATAGATAGTTGCTCAGTCTCAGACTTGTGGTCGCCTCCAGTGTCGAGGTCAGGTCGGGTGAGTCGGATGATTGTGCCTCCAAGACTTTTAACTGCGTCGGCTTCGTTCACAAAGCGCACATCGTCAGCAATTACATTGTCATTGTTTATTGCAGTCTTAATCCACTGCCTCGTCCAATAACCGTCATCATCCTTCCTCCTAACATCGGTACCGTAGTTGACCATCAAGGCTCTCATTAGTGGGGGTTTGTTTTTAAATAAATCATTTATCCCTGCTTCCATTCCATTTTCCATTTCTGTTAGGTAAGCAATCTGTTTCAGCAAATCTGGGAAGTTGTCTTTTATCTCTTGCACTAGGGCGTCTTTGAAATTCAAACGTGTAAAGCCGTATTGTGTTTCCAAATGTGCTGCGGCCGTGCTCTTCCCAATTTGTTTAAATCCTACGAATCCGATTATCATATTATTGTTTCCTTTTAGTTAAGTGGTAATCCTTACAATGGGGACACTTGAATATGTAAAACTTTAAATTATGTTTCCCGTTCATTATCCCCTGTAGCTTCCTCGCTTGTGTCTTCGTCTTGAGCCCCATCTTATGAGGGCAGATCATATCTTGAAGCCGAACTTGATTGTGCCGTCATTCACATCACAAGCAACATCTTTTCCATCAACTACACAAACTATTGCGTCGGCATCTCCTAGCTTTATGTAGTCCCCTGGTAGTAATGTGTGGCCGTCGGGTGGTTTCCATAAGAATTTGCCATTCTCCACCTGTTTCAGGGCCACCTTTTGATGGGGCTTGAGCCTCCCCCCTTTCATCTTCACCTCCAACAACCAATTAGGGTGCGGGTGTATTTTGCTTACTTTCTCTGCAACTTTCCTATCCACCTTGGCCTCAGCCCGGTTTATCTTCCTTGGTAGGTCGGGTAATTTACTCATGTTTGTGGGGATTAAAATCTTCACCCGCTTTAAGGGTTTTGTAAATTATATCATCCCACTTGCCCCCGATCAGCGTAACGTACACCCGAGGCTTAGGATTATCTACGGAAGTTAGTCGCCCAAGCATCTGCGTGTAATTTATTTGACGGTGAGCCATTGAGACAAAAACCATGCACCCAAACATATAACCGTCCCACCCAAAGCCCATAGCTGCCTGAACAATTAGGTAACAGTCCTCAGCCCCCTGTGCCTCTTCCTTTGTCTTAGAGGGGTCTTTAGTCCGACCATCTAATACAAACACAGGTTTGTGGTTCTTTAGTTTGTCTGCCAGCTCATCTATCTGAGCTGTGTAGTGGCATACCAGGATGACCTTACGATGCCCGTCGCCAATCCTTTTAATCTCCGGCAGTTTGTTATATTGCTCAGCCATATGGTCTTTGGTCCAATGCAAATCCTCGTCTTCCTCGTACTTATACTTACCAGACTTCACCTTAACAATCTCCTGGGTTTCAAGGGGTAGAGAGTCAACACAATCCGCCAGGGAAACAATGTCGGCCCTCTTCTTTAGCACCTCGTTGGCTCCCTTCCTCCAATTTTTAATAGGGAAAAACGCCGGGCGAGGCAAGAAGGGCTTGTACTCTAGGGCGTAGAATCGTTGCTGGTATTTCTTCCAATCAATATAATGCCCAATATAAGCCAGCAAGGTATGGAGCGATGCCGGGTCGTTAGTTAAAGGAGTGGCCGTAAGCAACAGCACATGGATGTCAGGAACCTCCTTAATCAATTTATAGAGGGCCTCTGCTAACTGGCTCCTTTTCTTTGGGATAAACAAAGGGGCTGCAAAGTTGTGAGCCTCATCAACTGTTATCGAGCTGGGCTTGGAGGCGATAATCTCTTTGATATGTTTCTTAAACTCCTCTTTAGTATAAACTGTGCCGTTCGGACACAGCTCCACCCAGTCCTTCTTGTTTTGCTTCAGGCACACAATAATACTATGCCTGTTTCTAACAGGATGTTCCCCCAGTTCTTTCCTATCAAGGATTTACCTGTTCGCATCTCATGGACAAGAAGCGCCCGGTCTGGGTTCTCATCTTTTAGTCGTTGTTGATGTGGCCGTAATATCTCCATAATTCCGCTTGGCGCTCGTCATAAGCGAGTTGTTCTACGTTCTCTGCCATACTACTGTCCCTTATGAATCCGGCTACGGTGTATATTCAGCCCGGCAGCACTGGCGGTGTGAAACTGGCATGACTTGTAACCACAGTGGAGTTGTTCGCCACCGTCCCTCCCCCCTGTAGCACCCCTCTCACAACGAACACCATCATTAAATGCTTTTATCGTTCTATCTATGAGCTCATCACTGCTCATAATCCTCCAATTAAATATTTTAATCATATTTTTGTTCTAACTTATAATAATCTAACCCTACCACACCAAACCAACAGACATGTCAGTTATCAACAGCTAGAAATTATTCTCTATAATCTCCCCTATCTCCTCTGGTGGGGGGTCCAGTCTATTGACCAACTGCGTCAGTCCCTCATTCTCGAAGCTCCACTGCTTATCGCCCGCACTCTCGCGCTCTGACTTCACTACCTTCAAGGCTTGCAGTTGGCTCATCCCCCTGTTCACGATCTGAGCGTCTAAACCAGTGGCCGCCGCGATGTTGCTGGAGGTGATGCTCTTGTGATAAAACTCCAAGCCCACCACCGTACGCAAATACGCCCGGCGCTTGTCGTTAGACAATGAGTAAGCCACCCACAGCAAGGGCACAATAGTCTCAGCGTCCAGCGGCTTCTTCAAGACCACCTGTAATGCCTTGGCCAACGGCAACAGTTGCTTCATAACTCGCAATGGCATCTCAGGTTCTGGGAACTCATCGACCAGGTAGTTACTCCGCTCATCCAGGTGCACCGGCGTCCGCAACCAGGAACACAGGTTGGCAGCGTCGCGAATATCGCGTGTGACATCAGCCGACAACGTAAGCAACGGGTCGTCGCCCTTTACCTCACTGATGGTTGCCAGGTACTCACCCAAGATTGTTGCCAGCTCCTCGTCCATGTCCTTGACCTTCTTGGGGTTGCCTAAGATGAAGTCGAGGGCCTTCTCCTTGTCATAGTTCTTCATCCGATATGATATGAACCTCTCGCCCATGTCGGCCACCTCCCCGAAGTGCTTGTAGATAGCCGGTGTGCTCCCCGCGAGCATCCCCAAGTACCCCTCCCAGACCAGTTGCTTGTTCTTGCTGCCGGATACTTTTGAGAACCGGCCGTCGTACACCATACGGAACTGACCTAAGATAGATGCCTTCTCTTCGGGCGATTTACTAAACAGCACCGTTAGGTCGTCCATCGCGAGTATCCCATTGGCCCCGATACGCATCAGCAGAGAGTTCTCAGCATCGCCAGCGGTCCCCGACAAAAGGGAATTTGATGTGAGGTCATCTATGCGGGTTATCAGGTCAGGATTACACTTGGCGAAGGGCCGTATGATTTGCGACTTCCCGGCACTACTGGCTCCTATAAGTGTCAGCCACACTGGGTCCCCTAATTGCTGGGCGTTGCACACAATAGAAGCCAGGATGATGTCATAGAGGCCAAAATCTTCTATATAAAGCAACGTGCTTAATTTCTCGTGGAGGTCTGTTATTGTCATACTCTGCCGTGATCAATATGAAATCCAAGGTTTCTCATACGAGCTTATTTAATTCCTTAACGGCCTCCTTAAAGCCGACGTTATGTAACGCCATGTACGCGTCGATACTGTCATACGCCCGGCCACACGCCCCAAAGCAGTAGGCGTTGTTGCTCTTGGGGTAGAACGTAAGGCTCCCCGTTTTTTCCTTGTGCCATGGGCAGATGGCCTTGTGCCGCTCGAAAGGCACCAAGTTGCCCATCGGGTAGTCCTTGGCCCTTAGAACGGCGTCTGTCTGCTCTGAGGTGGGCACTGGGGCCTTAGCGCGTTGCTCCTTAACGCGGTGGGCGTCTAGGTACTTGTTGTGGAAGGTGACGTCTTGCCAGGTCGCGGCGCGCTTGGCCTTGTCTTCTTCTACATCCGTCACTCCGGCATAGGAACGAGCTGTGGCCATCAACTCACGGAAGTCGCCACCTTTGGCTACATAGTCGCTCACATCCTTGACGCCGGGTTGCTTGGGGATGAACACCACCTTGGCATCTGGGATGTACTTGAGGACTTTCACCATGCCCTCAGCGCCGGCCTCGTCGTTGTCGAAGCAGACATAGACTTGGTAGGGTGCCAATTGGAGAGCCCAGTCTTCTTGGAAGGACATCGCCCCTCCTGTGCTACTCACGGCAGGGATGTTGTGGGACCAGCATACAAGGGTGTCTAGTTCGCCCTCTGTTATCACTAAGGGAGTTATTTTAGATGTTGGCTCCACAGTCAGGTGGTCAGCACCATACAGTGTCACCTTGCCGCCCTTGTCGTATAAGTACTTGGGCTTTCTGTCGTCTAAGGGGTCGCGTCTGTACTTGGCGTGGTCAAACGTATAGGGAATCCTTATTGAGTCGCCTATCTGATCATGGTCGAAGGTTGAGATATTAAAAAGGCGTAGCACCTCATCAGAGATACCGCGTTTGTTTAGCCAATGACGATGGACGTCAGTGAGGGTCTTTGGTTGCATGCTTGTATTCTATCATGCTCACAAAAAATCCCCGGCAATTAAGTTGGGGATAACGTCTTCTAGAGGGTGGGATGGGAGGGTATTGAGTCTTGTGTTTGTTGCTTCCTATGTGACTCAACTGAGTCATATGGTAGCACACAAATAAGTATAAAACAACTACTTTTTCTTTATTTATATGTCGGAATTTTGGTGTACTAAGTAGCTAAACATGTCATTCGTCAATAGGTGTTGACAAACACAGTTGATGAGTATAGGATATGACTATATGAGCTATAGCGAATACATGATTGAGGCCCAGTGTCGCATCGACGCCATCAAGAAGGAGTATAAGGGCTATCCGAAGGATGATAGGCGCGGCGCGATGGCTATTATGGGTAAGAAGTATGGGGTCAGTAGACAAAGGATCTTCAGGATTGTGAATGACATAAAGAAATAAGCACCTATAACAGGTGCTTTTCTCTTGGTTGTTTCGCGGACAACTTATTCATATATACTGTACGTGATTGCGTTAGTCAATTTTACCGGCTATTGTAAAATCGTATTCATTGGCTTCAAATTTATTTGGTTATCTTATAAAGTGTGTACGCTGCTATTAATCCCCATGTGAATCCGGCAATGAATGTGATCATATTACATTGTGCCGATTACATACGCGCCACCTAAAACAATGGCTAGTACAATTGATAATAGGATAGTTTTAATAGTATCGTTTCTTTTGTTCTTGCGGTGGTACTCGCTGTACCAACTTTTATTTAATTCTCGCGTTGTGTTGTGATTTTTTATGTTCATATATATATGTTTGCTATTGCTGCTATAGTCTTAGATTACAGGACCTGGTTGTGTTTGTCAACGGGTGTTGACGTAATGTGTTGATAACTCAAACAACGTGTAGATGGGGTTATTGGCTCAAAGCGCGGCGCTGTGTTCGATCCTAAGCTCTTGTATCATAGCTATAGGTAGTATTGTATGCATGATATATAATGTAAACACCTATTGACAACACTATGACTACACAGCCAATTAAAGCGCCACTAACTCACCCCGTTAGTGGTCGAGTACTCAAGCCAATGCAAATTGGTTTTGTTGAGAACTATTTGAATCCATCGAGTGACACATATAATAATGCCACTGCATCGGCGGTCAAAGCTGGATACACTAAGGCATACGCTCACCATAATGCTAGCCGGGCGCTTCGGCCTATTGCCGATGCTATTACACAGGCGCAAGTACTTAAGCAACAAGATAATTCTGCCAAATACGCTGGGATGCTAGACAAGGCCGTCAATGCTATAGATAAGGACTTAGCTATCACAGATGACGCTGTGCCCGCCTTACGTGCCATTAGAGCGAAGCAATCGGCTTTTGTAGCTGAAACCGTCGGCAAGGATATATTTAGTAAACGTAGCGAGTCGACTGTCACCCATATAGACGCGATCAACTCAAACGTTCAGCAAGCGCTCCAGGCTACAATGATGGACATGATCGACGTATCAGACGATACACAGGCGATAGACGCACCGACATACACAGTGAAGGACAGCGAGGAGGAGGAGGAATAAGGACACATATACGTGTAAATCGCTATTATATGGCTCTGTTTACACAAGGGTCGCAAAAACCATCTTCTCAGTAGCTAGTTACACGGTGACATATGGCTGTATCCCGCGTGAGGGGTGGGGGGTGTTCTTTTTTTACTTCACTCGGTAGATACTATATGGGGTCGTCAAAATATTTCCAATTTTTTCAAAGGCCATGTCGCATAAGCACTTGTCACCGTGTAACTCATGTGATAGGATGTCCTTATGACTAAAGAAATAACAACAAGGAAACGACTAGAGGCCGAAGAAGCTGTGCGCCAGTTTATTGAAACCCACGGCAAAGAGCCCCTGGCAAGCGATTTTAATAAAGACACGACACTCCCAACCGCCCGAAACATCCAGCGTAATTTCGGCGGCCTAAGAAAATTTCGTCAATCCATGGGGCTCAAGGACAACTACACGACAGGCTACGAGAAATCAGCCCAAATGAAGGAGATCAACCGGAGATCCCGAGAATATGAGAAGAAGACTCACCAAAAACTAGTGGATAAATACGAGGATGGGGACAAATGGACTAAGACTGTCGAGAGGGAGGTTGAATACAACTTATATACAGAGGCTTTTGAGCAGCAAGACGCCCAGCGCTCAGACACAGCTATCGTTGATAGAGAGGGCCTTCACATTGTTTTCTTTGATTACTTCTTCCCCAGCACCAGGAACTCCCTGACTTCGTGTATAAGGACCAAGAACCAGAAGATAAGGAACCACCCTATTAAAATCAAGAGTCATACTTTTGAGTTGTTTATGGTGTGTATGAACCCTGAATTTAGTCAGGAAATGCTTGACGGGCTGGCCTCTGTGAAGGCATCGCCCTTTAAAGTCCTCGCTTACAGCTCTTTCGAGAGGAAGTGGTTGATTTGACACCTCCCAGAAGCCATCACATAGCCACCAAAGTTGCTGGAAAGTTGCTTCTTTGTGTGCTACCATATGACTCAGTTGAGTCACATAGGAAGTACATATAGGGAGAGAGTAATTATTATTTTAATATTTATTTATGTACGAAAACGTCACCAGGAAGCGACGAAATAAGCCCCGCGAGAAGCGCAAAAGGGAAGCTGATAATGCCTTTACAGCCCTCACTGGCTACAAAGTGCACAGGCTCACAGGCAAAGGCGCCCCTCCCTGCTGGTTAGCGTTTAATAAGAAGTTCAAAGGCGTTCCTGTAAGGAAGGTGTCTTTTTGCGCCCATCACGAAGGCTGGCAGGATTACGAGATTGCCGTTGTTGGAAAGCGAATGAAGCACCTACGAGTAAAACAAACCTGCGGTGTGGACCAATGCGTAAACCCTGATCATCTTGTAGGAGTTGAGGGCGAAGTTAAAATGACATGGGGATAACCAAAGACAAGCTACTATAGTGCTATAATTCAAAGATGCAAGACGAAGTAAAAAGCCCCTTCCCAAAGGGCAAATACCCCAAGAAGGCTCTCATCTTTGCGGTGGAAACTTTCCAGAAGGGTAGCGTCGAGGACATAAGGAACCTCATGTCTTTCTCACGCAAGAACGGCGCACCCCTCCGGCTCATTCACTACAAGTTTGAGCTGTTTTCAAAATTTATGTTCAATCGTTATTTCATGTCGGAAGAGGCTTCTTTCCATGACGGCTTCATAGATAACATTTTGAACTCATACCATGGCAACCATAAGTACTTGAACCTGGGGTTTCGAGGTTGTGCGAAAACAAGTTTTACGAAGTTGATGATTGCGTTCCTTATCCTCAACGACCTCGACAAAGAGCGTAAGTACTTGAAAGTTTTGACCAGGAACTTAGGCAACGCTAAGCAAATCGTCACGGATGTCTATAACATGTGCATTGAGATGCAGCCGATTTACGGCGACATTTTCATTAAAGATGATAGCAAGAAGCGAGAGGAGACAATGGGTTCTTTCACAACCAATGACGGCCGGAAGCTCCTTGCTGGGACTATAGGGCAGACGCAAAGAGGGCACATCCAGGATGCCAACCGCCCTGACTGGATTGTGTTTGATGATGTGGAAGATCGTGAATCCATCTCTAGTCTTACGACAACAGAGGCGACTATCTTCAGGATTGACGAGGCCATTGCTTCCTTGTCGGCTGATGGCTCCTATATGTGTAACGGGAACTACATTTCTGACGAAGGTGTCATCCAGTGGTTCTTGAATAAGCCTGACATTACTATTGATAAGATACCTATTATGGACGAGGAGGGAGAACCGACATGGCCCCAGCGCTATGACAAAGCGAAGATTGAGAGTATCAAGAATGATGCCGAGGATTTCTACGGTGAATATTTATGTCTTAAACCTGATACCCTTATCCTCACCAAGGATGGTTATAGACAAATATCTTCGTTGTCTGTGGGAGATAAGGTCATCACACATAAAGGGAGGGAACAAACGATATTGAAGGTCATGAAGAACGAGGGGGAGGATATGCTGGACATCACTGTGAACGGGATAACAACAACCATAACGAAAAACCACCCTGTGTTGACGGACATGGGGTGGGTGGAGGCGGGGGACCTAAGTGAAGGAGACTTGATTAAGTCTATCCCCCATGGTAAACTTTAGCTATGAAATATGGACTTTGGACAGTTGTCAGTGAAGAAAAAATACGGGAGGGGAATAAGATACTTTTTCTTTGCCGGTGTGAGTGTGGAACAGAGAAGGAGGTGATAATCAAAAACCTGAAGTCGGGGATTAGTAAATCATGTGGATGTGTAAGGAGGGAGAATCTTGTTAAGAGGAACACAAAACACAATAAACGCTTCACTAAAACATGGAGGGCTTGGCAATCAATGAAGAACAGATGCTACAACAAAAACTTTAAAGGGTATCACAACTACGGGGGCAGGCGTATAAGCGTTTGTGACGAATGGAGAGACAACTTTGTTGCCTTCCACAACCATGTAGGGGATTCTCCACCAGACAAGACACTGGACCGTATCGACAATGATGGGAACTATGAGCCTGGGAATGTGAAGTGGTCCACAGCGAAGGAACAGGCTCAGAACAAAAGGAACAACCGGAAAATTGATGGGGTGTGTATATCAGATATTAGCCGCAGCCTTGGAGGAGGCCATGGCCTTGTTGCTAAAAGGATTAAGAGAGGCTGGTCAGAAGAAAAGG